GCCTTTACCGCCACCCGTCATGCCGAACGGGGCTAAGACCTTGCTCATGACTTTTTGCGTTACAGACTGGGACGGGTTGGTGACGTACCGTTTAATCAGCACCTTGTTCCGCTCTGCCCCAAGACGACGCACTCGAGCCTCGGCCTGCTGTATACGCTCAGGGTTGTAATGACCTTCTACCATTTGCATCATGGACGTATTTTTAAGATCAAGTCCCTCAGCACCAGCACCAGAAATCAAAAGAACTCTTTTTTCACCGTTGATGAAAGACTGCAGTTCTTTAGGTCGCGTCTTTGCTGTTTGGCCTTCGTTACCTAGGCCGATGAACTTTGCATACCCTATTTTCCTTGCCTTCAGAGACTTCTCGACAGCATTAAGCTGGCCCGTAAGCAGGTTCCCGTAAATAACCGTCTTGTGCTCAGGGTCTTCCCCAAGATGCTGCTCGATGTCAGTCATCACTGCTTTTACTTTTGGGGAGTACGTCGCAGGATCTTCGTGTGCGTCTAGTTTTTTATCTAGCACAGCAGGATCAGTTGAGACCTGCCGAGCTTGCATGAGTTTTGAAAACGCGTCTTTAGCCTCGCGCTGGCCAACTGGGAGGTTGTTTCTGATCTTCCACCTGGTGATGGGGTCAACTGATGTGAGCGTGAAGTCGTAGAGCTTTTTCTGCTCTGGTGACATTTCTACCTCAACGGTCTGAAGTTCCCGTGCAGGCATGTCCCCTTCAAGGTCTTTGTGGGATACGAAGTCGACCTTAGTGCCAAGGTATTTGGCTAGCTGCTGCTTATTCTTAAGGCCTTTGATGATGGTTACTTTGGGGGAAAAAATACCCTGTGTTTTCGCGTCTTTTTGTACGAATAATTTGTCAAAAAAGTTCTTGCTAACAAGCTTGTGGTTGGTTGGCCCATACGTGATGTCCATCAAAGGTACGACATCGTTTGGCTCATTGTTGACGATTGATCCTGTCAGCGTGATTGCGTTTTTGAACTTTGGCCTGAGATCTCGGATCTTGTTGTAAGTCGCGCCTTCAGTTCCGCGGACGCGGTGGATCTCATCCATGATAAGTGTGTCTGCACCTGTATCAGCAAGGAGCTTATCGCCGTGCTCTCTGAAGAGCTCATAGCTTACGATGTTGTAGTCAGAGGAGGAACCTTCACCAATATCCTTACTGCTGCTTTCACCCTTTGGTCCATAGGTACTGTGCGATGAGTTAGTGAAGCGTTTCAGGTTTTGAACGAAGTTTTCACGAAGGGCAGCTGGTACGATAACGAGTGCACGCTTTGCCTTACCCGTCTCTCTCAGCTTCTCAAACCCAGCGATGCCTGTGAGCGTCTTGCCACTACCAGTCGCATGTGCAGCCAGTAGGCTACCACCATTCTCCAAGAGCTTCCCTATAGCCCGCTCCTGGTGCGGTTTTAGCTTTACGTCTTTTTTTAATTCTGCCCCTTTAAATAAATCAGACATACCTCGCATCATGTCTTTCGCAGCACGGGCTTGACTTATTACTCCAAGAGCTTTGTTTGCTCTCTCCACACCATGCGCGCCGCCGGCTATAGCCCCGATTAAGCCGAGCAGGGCTGGGGCTTTAGATATGAGCTTATCCTTTAATGTTTTGTCTTCGTCTTCTTTGAACTTTTCTTCAAAACGAGACCGGGCCAACAGCCCTAGACCAGCTGCTGTCATGCTGCCACCCACAGCACCAATGAGGCCGCCCACAGCCTGTGGCTTCATGGAAGCCAAGGTGGAATTGAGAAATCATACTAGCCCCTTGATTTACCAAGAATACCCTATGCGGTCATATTCTGAGTTAACACCACCCCAACCACGTCCAATATTCTGCTGGATCTTTAGATTTCTTTTCTTGGCCTCATACTCATTTGCGAAGTTCACCATCCACTGCATGTAGTAGTTGCTTTTATTCGCCCGCAAAAAGCTCGATCCACCAGCAGAATAGTTTAGTTCATTTCTTGCTTGGTATAAACCCTGAGACTTGAGTAGTTGGATCGCTGCAGCATGCATCAGCAGGTAAAGGCTGGGGTAGCTACCAATATCGGTGCGGCCCATCACTGGGGTGGTGGTGTTCCAGTCGGAGATGGCCATTTCAATAGCGAAAGTGAAGAGCTCGTCGTCAGACTCTTCCTTTCGGATCAGACGATTAAGTGCCGGAGTATCAAGCATGAAAAGGCGAAGGTACCTCTTCGCCTTTTCCATGCGCACTGTCGACTGAGGGTCCTGTAAGGTCATCTAGCCCTCATACGGTTTGTTGCGAGCTTTTTAGTCTTTTCCGTGCGTCATAGGAGGGTGCTCGAACTACGAAGTTTGGATCACCGCTTGGGTTTACTGCCCCTTCATACTCAACGCCGCCTTTTTGCTCATAAGTATCCTGTCCCATTTCTGCTGCCCTTGCTTCTCGCTTGCCGGCAGGTTGGGGGGCCTCACCCTCTTGTGTAAATAGCTCCGGCGTGGCTTCTGGTGCTTTTCCACGACGGGTAGTGCGTTTGCCAGTAGTGGCATGGGTTTTTAGCACTTCAGAGATATCGCCAAATTCTTCAATTTGGATCAGTCCATCACTGCGAAGATTTAGCATTCCATCGGTGATGTTAGAGACAATTTTAAGTTGGTTTGGTCCGAGGACTGTGCAATTTGGCGCACCGTCTTCTTTCCACGAAACGCTATAACCAACGCGCTCAATCGAGGTTCTTTGGTCAGCTTTTGTAGCGGGGTCAATGCGTGGAGCACGGACCGTGGTGTTCGTAACTTTGAAACGTTTTTGCTGTGTCGCCATAGAATGTTTCTCCTAGGAAATAAAGAGGGTGGCAGTCAAATATAATCTAACCGCCACCCTCAACCGATTCAAGACAAATCAGCTACCACCAGCCGGGATTGGGTTCGGAACATTGAGTTCGATCTTCGCGATCGACTTGATGTTACCGAAGCCTTCGGCGATGTATTCCCAGGTCTTCCAGATGACCAGGTCAGCCTCTTTCTTAATCCAGAATTTCACGTCGTTCAGGATGAAGAAGTTACCGAGGTATGCTGGCTCAGTGAAGGCCCAGATTTCACCGGGGAGCACGATGTCGTGCTTGTTGGTGACCACAAGCTTGCGGTTCATGATGGTCTGGTACTTGTACCCTTCCACCGTGATTTCCGAAGCCAATGGAGAACCAACTTCAGTTGCAGGCTGAATCATGTAATCGTCGTAATCGACGGTGTTCATGAGCGCACAACCAACCGTCAATTGATCATAGTCGATCATTTTGAACAGGGAGTTGATCTCTTTGCGGTCAACAGCGGTAGCTGCCGACACAATACGCTTACCGGTGATGGAGATCGCCGATTCAGCATAATCGATAAACGTCACGTCTTCGACGCGTTGAATATCTTTTACGCTGTTTTCTTCGATGACCTTCGTCACGGGATAGTCGTAAGCCAGAAGTTCACCTTCTGACTTAACGAACTTCTCAGACTCGATCTTGAAGAAGGGAAGCGCGTAACGCTTACCCTGAATGTAACGCTCATCAGCCTCAGAAGCAAAGTTCACAGCCTTTGCTTTTGAATCGTGCTCGATGTCCACGATTTTGATGAGTGTGTCGTGATCAGTTGAGCGCGTCAGATCCGGCCGAGTCACAGACTCAGGTGGGAGGATCCGGCGTGCGAAGCCGATTTCACGGATTTTAGAACGAACGAAAGCTGCGCCAGCAGCTGCCATTTTTTGAATTCCGTCAACAGTCTCCAACCTCTCGATAAAGATGTTGTTGAATGTTTGGGCGTCTAGACCTTCATGATTCATTGCAAAAACTCCTTTGCTGTTTTGTCTCAGATCACAACTGTTTCAGCTATTAAGCTGGAACAACGTGAGCCGGTGACATGGTTTCGTAAACGAGGTAGTCACTGCCGACTTCCACAACCTTGGCAACGGCAACTTCATTTGCGCCGTGCTTGGTCAGCCTCGATTCACCAGCACCGAGATCTTTCACAGTCAGGTAATCCCCGACTGCGTAAGAC